AAATATACAAATATACAAATATATATATATATATATATATATATATATATATATATATATATTATGAGTGAAATGATGAACCAACTAATATCCGAACAACGACGCATAATAGCGGACGAAAAAAACGCAAGGATAGATGCATACATTAAAAACATGAACAAAAAACGAGCCGAAGATTTAGCAGAAGATTTAGCAAATATTGGTCTACAATCAAGTATCCGCAAATATACACGTTTAGGTAGTGGAGTATCTGGTTTAGTAATTACCCCATGTATTCCATTTAGCATTAAAACATCGGAATCCTCGGATAAATATGTAAGTAAAATAATGGATAAATACAGTTTTGATAGAGAATCAGATATATATTCAAAATTACCTCAAGCACTAGATGGTATATTATATAATACATTTCATGAAGGAGGTAAATTAACGTCCGATAATATTACTGAGTTGATTGAATCATATATTCAAATACCACAAAATATAACAAACCCATACGTATTAAATATCAAAAAAATAAATGGTATTACATTAAGCCATATTTTTGACTCATATAAAAATTTTAATAATCAAATAGAGCATATAGAATTGTACAGAGACAATACATATTTAACAATTGACCAACTCACATTTATAAAATTATTACGTTCTATACAGGACTTATATAATAATATCATACATATGAATAAATTAAATTTTTTTCATAATGATATAGCACCAATGAATATGATGTATATAGAAAATGAAAATAAACGTAATGGAAAAATATTATTAATTGACTTTGGTCAATCTACTGTAGGTACCTTTGTATTTAAATCACATGGAACCCCGGATGTCGTGTTTTCAGATGTACAACATATATTTATACATATTCTCGCGGAGTTATTTTCTATGATTCCATATAATGAGAGTTTACATTCAAAAATAATCGGAATTTTACCCGAGAAAACAGGCAGGAATTTTCTAAACGGTTTAGGTTATCTGGAAGATATTGATTATAATGATAGCAATCAAGTGAATACATTTATTGATAAAATTATTGACGAATTAACATGGGGCAATAAGAATGGAAATCGTAAAAACACTAAAGCTAAATCTAAAGCTAAATCTAAAGCTAAATCTAAGTCTAAATCTAAATCTAAATCTAAAACTAAATCTAAAACGCGGAAAACAATATAAAGAAAATAGTGTATATATATTGGTGTGTGTGAATATCCGGGTTTAGCTCAGTTGGTAGAGCAACAGACTGTAGTGGTTAGCTCTTTCCACAGGGGGCAAAAATAGTGTAGTTTATCTGTGGGTCATCGGTTCAATTCCGATAATCCGGAACCAAACGATTCTCATATCACCCAATGTGTTCGTGATGTAATGGTAACATGATTGGATTCTGTTTGAATACCAATAACTCAGAGTTCAAATCTCTGCGAACACGACTATTTTTTTGATAAAATTGAATTACTTTTATCAAAAAAATCAAATGTATTATTACACAATATGACTGAATTACCGATGGTGGTGCAAAATTCATTATATGTAGTTATAGATATATTTACTAAAAATCTATCTATATTAGTTCAATTTGATCATACTTTACTGTTTCGTTTGATAATAACATCCGTGCGTAGTTTCAAATAATTATCCAATGTTTGCATATTTTGCGAATATTCAACGGGCATGGGTCGTTTTGTTGCAGCCTCCATAATTACGCGAAACTCTTTCAACCCGGTAAAAGGAAGTGCAGGTGAGACCAGATGATATTCTGGTGCAGTATCGGCAACAATCAATGCAGGCGACCGAATAAAATACAGATTATCATGCACATTTCCTCCCAAGAAAAGCCATTCAATTGTGCTAGATAATTGTTTCAATTTGGTAGATGAAAACAGAATAACAGGCAATTGTGCATCTTTCGCCAGAATCCATATATCCAAATCCGTGATATAATATTCTTCACTGAAAATCAGGGTCTCCATCGTGATTTGTTTCTTGGCTAATCGGTCCATCATATTTTTCTTTCCCTGAGATTTCAATATATTAATTATTTTCACACTATATTCCCCCATTAATGCCTCATATCCTTTCCACAAGAAATCCTTCACATTTTTAACCGAAATAATCGCATTGAACTTTTCTTGCATAATACTTATAATCGGATAATAACTGCATGCGACGGTAGGTTTAAATATAATTTCTTCCGCCGTCTTGGGAAAACTGCGTTTCCACATACTATTCGGTGTATGTCCAATAATTGGTCCGCGTTTTTGAATACACTCTATAGTAAAATCCGTATATTTATCTTTATCGGATTCTTTATTAGACCGTAAACGGTCTTGTTCAGTTAATGCGACTTCATTACTATATGTTTGGGTAATGGATGGGTCCGCCATATCATAAGTAACGTTTTTCACATACGGATTCGCATTGAATGGAATCAAATCTTTAAAGTAATCACTACCCAATAACGATTGCAACGCCAAGAATTCATCGGCTTCAACCTTATATTCATTATCGGTAATATTCAAATAGAAATTGGGTTGGAACATGAATAAGCGAATACGTTTATATCGTATCAATTCATCTGCTACCCGACTATAGTAAATCATTTCATTGTTTAGACCACTTATCAAATGCTTTGATGGGATGATTAGCGTGCATTTTTCACCTTCCTTCATACAAAATTGCGTAGTTTTGTCGCAATTCGCGGAACATCCAGTCATTTGGTCAAACGCCATCAGTGCAGACAATTCAAAATCTTGGAAATCTATCTGTTCACCCACCAATTCCCTCAATAATTCAATTACTAATTTTAATCGCTGTTTATACATTTTCCCCGGAATATCCAAGTTATCCATGATTTTTTTGCGTAGAGTCCGATTTTCATATTGGTTTAGTATATTGCGAATTGTGGTGCGAAAGACAGTAAAGAAGTTGCTTTCTAGTGCGATTTTTTTGATAGATTCTTGGCGATTTATATCCGGAAGTCGACTTGTAGTCACAACTTTATCGGCATTGTTATAATTCGTTCCTTCAACTTCAGTCAACTCTATTTCATTTAATTCATCGGCCGCTGCTATGTTTTCAGATGGCGGTTCTATTTGCACGAATTGATTGGTTTCGGTTATTATGCCTACAATTAACCCATCTTCCAAGACTTTCAATCTTGGCTCACATAATATTTTGTGTTTAGAATCGCGACTAATTTTCATCAACATATTTTTAGTTGTATTGAAATCGGTCCATAGACCCGCCGTATCCATATACTTTATAGCTAAATCCGATAAGACGGCGGATGGAAAACACGGAACAAATATCGCGATTTCGGAATCATCGTGTTTAGCCAAAAGACCGATGGTTTTGCCTTGGAAATTCGCGATTTGTTGTGTTGCATCATATCTATATGTTTTCAAAAGGCGATACAATTCATCCGCCGAATTGTTTTTAGTGAATTCGTATATAGTTGGGCGACTCGATTGCGGTGCACAATAACTCTTGTTCACATTTTGCACCATTTCCAAGATGTCTTTGATATTTTGCATCGGTGCATCTTGTATCATAAACGTTTTCAATTCATGGATTTGATTATCGCGTTCTTCATATAGGAAAATGGGTTCATAAAACTCCCCCTGTTTTAATATAATCACCGTCTCTTTTCTTGGGTCATGCATCATTTGCGAATAAGAATTTGTGGGACAAACTAATTCTATCTTATCAGTAATATCTGTATTGGGTGTTTCCAAGATTATCAAATTCAATCCGTCACGCATCATCTTGGGATTTTGCCCAATAATCATATCCCATAAATAGGTATGGTCAATGGACGATTTTTCATCTAACAAATATTTCTTGAAGTTCTCAAATGAAGCAATAGTATCTACCAAGAAATCGTATTGGGCTTCATCGGCAACATTGATACTTTTCCCAAGAACCGATTCGGTATATTCCAATTTGTCTACATTAATATCGGCGATATTCACCAGTTTGGGTTTGAATACGGCGACGAGCGACCCATTGTGATATTTGATATATAAATCTATCGTGAGTGCATCCACCATGATTTGCCTCAATTCTTTGACTGCAGGGATTTCCACTTTCTTCTCGGCACTGGATTGTTTATATGCATATAAATTCGCTATACATCCCAAGAATGATTGATTTAATACTTGTTCTGTGCCGTATCGTAATAAACAGGGGGTATTGGGCCGGATAAGTGCTGAATTTAATTTGGTAACTGCCGCCGCATTATTCGTTTTCAAAAATAATTGGGCGGATATAGGCAAAAAACCCCATCGGCCTGATGGAAGAGGAATAGTGAGTGAATTGATAATATATGATATGAATTTTGCCGGACCTTTAGTACCCGGTCCTTCTGGTCCAGGTCCTGAAGCACTGCATCTTTCCCGTCTGCGAATTTGTTCATTAGACATTTCCCATTTTCCATTTTTATCATTTTGTTGCATTTTAAAACAGCATGGAACGCAATTACCGTTGGGCGTCGCATCTTCAAAAAAACTGGGATAATGATGGATATATTCACCTTTGGGATTAATATGTTCATTTGTTTTACTATTAAACTCGTATACACCGGCACCTTTCGGGACGGTTTTCGCATCGGCTGGGATAATGGTCCCGCATTTACCGGCTTTGACGTCTTCTTCTGTTATAGATGAATTTGTGGCTAGACACCAATATCTTGGACATATATACCAAAATGGGTTCTCTGGGTCAGACCCGTATTTGACTGCATGATGATATGAACCGGGATTGGTTTTATCTATATTGGCTTTCTCTTCTTCGGTTAGAATTACGGGTTGTCTACTAATATTTGCGGCACACGATTTTGTATATGATTTATATTTACCTTCTTGTTTTGTTAAAAATAATGTGGGATCGCGGTCTTTTAACCGTCGCAAAAATGGATTGGGATAAAGAGGCATTCCTTCTATATTGATTTGTTGTTGCGGTGATGATGGACTTATTTCGTCTTCACCTTCTCCTCCTTTTTCTTCTTTTTTTTCGTCTTCTTCTTCTTCTTCATAGTCCATATAAAATCCTTCATCTTCATCTTCATCTTCATTTTCATCTTCATTAGATTTAGGCGGTGGTTTAAGTTGAAGGTTGATTGATTTTAATTTAGATGGCGACGGTGTTTTGACTTTGATTGATTTTAATTTAGATGGCGACGGTGTTTTGACTTTGATTGATTTAGGTTTTATTTCAATTTCAGATTCAAGCTCAGGTTCATCTGCATTTATATAGATTGAATTATTCGTTTGTTTAAACTTGAGTTCGGGTTCTAAATCAGATTCATAATCAGTGTCTATTTCACTAGGCGAATCTTTAATAAATTCTTCTCCTTCTACTTCTTCATCGTAATCAATATAAAACCCTTCATTATCTTCATTTACTACTTTATCGGCAGGTTTATTGACTGCATTAGTTATAGCTTTTATATTTATATTAGTGCCTAAAATAGTATCTTCTATCTCATCGGCATCATCATCAAATTGAAAGGCCAATGGTTGGATTTTTTTAATTGCTTTTAATGGTTCTACCCCCGAAATCGCCACCACATTTTCTATATGAGATTTATCTACATTCTTATCAAACTTGGTAGTCTTGGAACAAATACGCCGTATATGTTCCACCGGATAAGTAGTGGTTGGTTTAGACGATTGTATTATACGTAAAATACTATCCAAATAAATATGCAATACCTCAATATAATCTATTCCCACAATACTATCTACTTCAATCACTACCTTCTTTTCGGCCGGCGGATGAAACATTCTAACGGGGAATCCCGGATTTTCTATTACTCGTCCAGCCAACTGTTGATGTTCTTCGGTATATTCGGCTATACGCAAAATAGCAGCTTCTTGGGAAATAGAGTAATTCAACATTAATATGCGAGCGACTTCTTGGTAATCATGTGTATTATGTAATACTTCGGTTATTAATACTGATTGTGCATCCATTTCTTTGAAATTCTCTACGCGTTTAAATCGGAGTATGGCCGTCTTGGTCAAATCGTCTTTTATAATATCAAATATGCTTGATATACAATTTGCGTATTTTTGTAATGATAATATATTTTCCGTAGGTAAAACAGCCACATATTTAATATTTAATATTTCTACTCGGTTATCTTTGAGTGATTCTATCAAGGGTAATACGAATCCCGTTTGACGTAATATACCATTTAATACTTCTATTACCGGTTTAATTTGCGATATAATCATCGTATTCCATTCATCGTAAGACACCGATTTAGCAAATGTGGCCCGTATAAAAATACTCCCATCACTTTCAAAATCTACGAATAGTCCCGTAGCCAAAATATGCATGGAAATCTGCCGGCCTTTCCCCATTTCGCGCGATAATTTGTTAATAGCCAATTCACTCAATACCGGTATTTTTTTCCCATTTTTAGAAGTGGTGGTTGAATATAGGCGGAACATGTTTTCGCGACGATTCCCGGGATTATATTTGATAATAGGCATTTCTTTCGTCGCATGAATATTTTTGAAGATGGATTCTAGCGGTATATTTGTATTTAGACCACTGCGTATCACAATGGAAAACTGCTGGATTCCGCGTTCTATATACGACAATTCATCGGTTTTTCCGTAATATATATTATAGAACATATCCACGGTTTTGTATAATTGATATGATGCTGCCGTCAAAAGAGATTGGCTAGCTTTGAGCAATTTCGGTTTATTTTCGGTTAATTGTTCCCCCGTTTTAATATTTTCATTGAATAATAGGGGGAAATATATGCATGCGATATAAGCTTCATCTGCACCATTTTTAAATGCATATTCAAATACATTTTCGGCTAAACATAAATACAAATTTTTATCATTCATATTTCCATAATTTAATAGCAATTCATTTTCAAATGTAATCAGCGGGTTTTCACTCGTCATTTCATATCGCGAAGTGGATATATTGCGAATATCGTATGGATTTGGTGAGAATAAATAGTCGCGATTATTCATGAATTTTTGACCAAGCGGGATTTTTACCGCAATAGATGTATTATGAATACCCAATAATAATAGGTCTTCATATTCGTAAATGTCCTTTGTCGCAATATCTTCAATAATGGTATCGGGTATATTCAGGTTTTGGACAAATTGGCCGAATTGGGCGGCAACGAATTCTTGGGGAATATTGGCGGTTTCTTTATTGCGTTTTTTTGCGAGTCCTTGTTTAGGCCGGACTATATTCTGATATATTTGCTCTAGATTAACTGTTTCATTTATGGCCGAAAATAAATAGATTTCTTCATAAGAAAATGCGTGTTTATCTATTAATTCTCCCATGATTTTCTTTTTAATGGTGCAAATAGTATCATCTGAATGGAGTAGTAAATCGGAAAAAACGAGTTTGATTTGATTGGCTTCTATATATGCGATTTCAATATCGCTAAATAATTCGTTCAAATTCCGTTTTGTTTTTGATGCCCCAGCGAAAATGATGGTTTGCATTACTTTACCATGTGAATCCATTTGATGCACTTTGTAAATTTCATTCTGCGGTATTGCGATATTTAGCTTATCTTTTTTATCCGTTTTCTCTAGATTGTCGGATTTCTCTGGCCTTTTATTTGAATCCATATAACTAGTTATATTATACTAACATTGTTTATGTCTATATTACCGAAAAAAGCATTATTAATCGGGATTAATTATTTGAGTATTCCGGCGAATATATTGAATGGTTGCATCAATGATATTGAAAATATGTACGATATGTTAGTTACAGGATTTCAATATGACCCGTCCAATATCGTCATGTTACGAGATGATTTATCCAATAATGTGTTGACTATGCCCACTCGTCAAAATATATTAAACCAATTAAATGAGTTGGTTTCAGCATCAGCAGGATGCAGTGAAATATGGATTAATTATTCGGGACACGGAACCCAACTATATGATGCGTCGGGTCAATTAACTGCGATAGACCCATCTATAAATGCGGTTTTTAATTTGGATGAAGCATTGGTTCCTATAGATTATTTAACTGCCGGATTTATTACAGATAATTATTTATTTAATATTATTAAACAGTTCAAGTGTCGGGTTTTTTTGATTATTGATGCATGCCACAGTGCATCTATGTGTAACTTAGAGTGGGAATTTCAATATGTTTCGGGAAGTGACTATATTAAAACCCAATATAATAGCCAAAATATCGCGAATCCCAATATTTATATTATTAGTGGGTGCAAAGATTCGCAAACGAGTTTGTCGGTATTTGATATATCATTGAATGAATATGTGGGAGTTTTAACTGAATCATTGATTGAGTGTATGAAAACGATGAACTATACTGGGTCTATTGTGACTCTATATGAAAATATTTGCACTAAAATTTGGAATAAAGGATATTCGCAAATACCGATTTTGTCTAGCACTGTTCAAGTGCCTGCATATACGTTTACACCTTTGAAATCTAATTATGCATCGTCTAATAATATAAATACTCCGACTGTTGTTAAATTAGTCACAAATACAGCACCTTTGCATATTCTTAATATAGCACCATTGCCTAGTCTAACAGGTAGTTGCATTCGGCCAAACCAATTAGCTGCATATCAAACTATTTATAAAGAAATATACGAATATAACCCATCGGCATTAAACCCTAATCCGGCAACATCAACTGCCCCCCCTTCTACCACTATAATACAAAATATGAAAACTGTATTACATACAAAAGGTTTCATAAATCGTTCATAAACTAATATTACACCGATAAAATTGAACCAAATATATCAATTACACCATGATTGATATATTTACACAAAATAATAAAATGAATCGCGTATATCACACATTGCAAAAAAGATTTATTATTAGAAAAATGAGTGGTAACTATATGAAAAACCATCATTATACTAATCGCTATTACACTAATCGCTATTACACCAGTTTTCACAATATGTGCGGAAAGAATTTCTTGGTAAAACAATATATTGATACTGAAGTAGAAAAAATAAATAATTTGTCGCCGACACAAATCATTCATGGCGGCGGCGGCGGCGGCGGCGGCGATAATGTAACTGCTATAATAGTTGCGATAATGGCTGCATTATGCATATATAATGTAAAATAAACAATAAAAATCAAACATCATAATATGGGTTATCATGTATTTCCATCCCACAATAATTCTGCGGATTTTTTTTGTAATCTGCTGGGTCATGTATGCCCGCTTCCTTTGCATTCTCCAGTAAAAATTTGAAATTATCCCAGAATTCCGATTTATGTCCAATGGATTTCGTCATGGTATGTGCGATTTCGTGAATAGCGACAAAAGTCAATGTATGTTCATCAATCATATTATCATTTTCTCCCTTGACTTTATTTAAACAAAACGCGATTTTCTCTCCTTTATTCTCGCTATATGCCGTATAATTACTCGTTGGTAGAGTTTCCATTACTTTTTGCGGATTGAAGTTTTCATTTAACCGGATTACATTATCTTTATCGGGAAATCTATCCACCATATATTTAACCAATGATTTGCACTTTTCGGTGACTGAAGCCAATAAATCGGCGGCGGCTTGCACTTTTTCACGTTCCCTCACACAATATTTATTACCATCAACCGTTGATACAATACATTTTAATTGGAAATCGTCTGTTTGGAAATAAATATACAAACACGCGATTAATATGAATCCGATTATAACATATCCTAAAATATCAAGTTTATCCATAATATAATATATTGGGATATTTGGTTTTATCCAAAATATTACGATTATCTCTATAGGTCTTGGACAAATCTTGGACAAATCTTGGACAAATCTTGGACAAATCTTGGACAAATCTTGGACAAATCTTGGACAAATCTTGGACAAATCTATCCGAATAATATCATATATTTATGTAAGTGTAAATATAAGTGTATTGTATTCTATACGATAGTATTTAGATATATTTACAGAGTATACTAGTAGCTACAATTATGTTTCAATCTTGGAAAAATTGTGTAAAATGTAAAATAAAATACGAAAATATTTTATATTATTATATTCATTTCTATTTGATATCCACATTTGAAATCGCCTTTTATGTGTATTATGTATCTCAATTAGAAAGCGAAAAGTTCAATGAATTCTTGGAATCTTTATTGAATACTTATTTAGATAATATCTATATACCGTCCAATTATTTGAATCAAACTGAGATACAGGATATAGGTAATTGTAAAAATACAGATTATTTAGTGCAACTCGCCAATTATAATTCCGCCCTATTAGCAAAACCCATTTATTTTGTATATGGAACTTCTACGGTTTTTGTCGTGTTATTCGCATATGATGTGTATATAATGACTAGACCAATATTGCCTATAATTACCGATATAGAAGACCAAAGAAATAACTTGAGAAATAACCAAATAGAAGACCAAAAAAATAACTTGAGAGACCGCTGCGATAGTGATGGTAGTGAAATGAATCCAATGGTCAAATCTACTACTATAATACAACGCGTAAATTCATATAACCAAATCTTGGGAAATCTCACATCCTATATGCAAGTTGTCCATTATTTTTCATATTCTAAATTCATAAATGAATTTATCAAGACTATCAAGTTCTTATGTATAATAGGCATTTTTGAATATTTCTTATTTGTTTTAGTCATAAATCAATATCATTTAACTACACCCAAAATATTGGAATGCTATATATTGAATAAAGGCGGTCTATAATATGTTGGCGTCGGGACTTCAACCGGTTAACCGTTAAGCTACCAGAAAGGACACATGTGTAAATGGTCGCTCTTTGAGCGACCATCCACTGGTTAGCCCCCAAAGGAGGCTATTAGTCCTTTCTGGTAGCTTTAGGCATATCTTCAAATATTTCATGACCATAAATAATCATGAAATATTTGTTACATAGAATTGTTTATAGACGGTTTATCGTCTAACGTGCTCCATATCCAACTTCTAATGGAACTCTTCCATAATCTGGCTCGTATGTGCTTTGGTTCCAAGGTCCAATATCTTTCTTTTCAATGATTGGGTCAGAACGTAATTGCAAGTTGGCGTTTTTCAAAGTTTGGCCAATAGTGTCTAAACCGATATGATAACCGGCGGATAATAGGTCAGGCATGGCGACATTTCCCCCGCCCAAAGGATTCAAACTAGCCCACTGACTATTAGAGTCTTGTGGTAATAAATCCGAAGGATTAGCAACGGGTTGCATAGTGAATCCACCTTGAGCGGCAGCACCCTGCTGTGCAGTGCCTGCGGCTCCTGCTACTCCACCTGCCGGCATTTGTGCTTGTTGCGGTTTCTGTTGATGTTGACTAGAACCAGTATCCATTCTATCTAAAATACTTGATTTAGAAGTTGAATAATACATTAATACTGCACAGATTAATACAATAACAACAATAGGAATCCATCGTTTACCAAAAAATCTAGTAAGCCCTGCTTGAATATCTTTAAACATTACTTCTTATATATATCATTAAGGAATAAATTTATTTTGTAAGTAGCAAATGGATTGTAGTTAGTCAATCGTCATTCTTCTTTTTCTTCGTCTTCTTCTTTTTCTTCTGGCCCACTATCACTATCATCATCAATTTCGTCCAACATATAAGTATTTTTAATTCGTTTTGCTTCTAAATAAGATGAAAGTGCTAAACGGCGGGCAATCTTGGCTTTTTTCTTGGCTTCACGATACATTTCATAATAGACTTCATTACGTTTTTTCAATTGCATGATATCCATATTTGGAAGTGTTTCTAAATCAAAATCAATCTCGGTCATTATGTCTGAACTCTCATTTATTGTTTCTATTTTCCCAAGATTTCCGTTTAATCCATTTTCTTCTTCTACTAAATTGTCTAAAGAATGTTGATTTGTTAAAAGTTCTTCTTTATCACTATTTTCTTCTAAAATAGTAGTAATATTTGAACCAATATTTGAACCAATATTTGAACCAATATTTGAACCAATATTTGAACCAATATTTGAACCATTGATTACTTTTTCTTCTTCTACTTTTTCTTCTTCTACTTTTTCTTTAAAAATAGGTATTGAAACTTCTCCTAAATTAATTGAGGATGATTTATTTGATTGAATCGCACAACGTTCAAATAGATTACTCGGTTTTAATACCATCATCTGTTTGATTTCTATTTCAATTTGAAAACTGCGAGCAGAACATTTAATACCTTGAAACTCCAAGATTGTGATTACATTTGTTGTATCTTTGATTTGCTCAATATCAATATCATTTTCATTTTCATCGTAGATTTTCAAAACACATTTTCCTAAACGTATTGGAACATTAGTTCGTATGATATAGAATTTCCCCGATTTGTAGGTCTTGACTGGCGATGAAAACGAATTCTCTATATCGGTTTTTTCCAACTGGGTTTCAAACCATTTCTCGCGGTTTGCGAAAATACATTCTTGTGAATAATTCTCTAAATTCTCCAACCATTGGATAAAATGTTCATGTAAATTAGTCATCATTAAGTCGCAATACATCTTCTTACCTGATTTTATGATACCTTGTTTAGTAGTGCATTTAGGCGGTTGAATATACAAAGGATTACCATTCATGAGAAATTTGATAAAATAACTTCCGCCCGAAACGATAGATGGTGCAGTTAAAACTAATTTAGTAAAATCAAAATTTTTGTTGGGTTCATATATTTCTTCTGTAGACATTACGTTTGATTATTATTTACCACGTTTGGTTATGATTTACCAAGATTTTACTAAATATATACATACGCATTATTTGAATTGATATCAAATATAGTGTAAAACAATGTAAAAACGTTTGGTTACTATAATATAATTATTATGCCGATAATTGATGATGATACAATGGATGAACCAATAAATAATAGTAATAATGAAGATGTTCAAGAAAATATGCGAATATTCCGATATTCTATTTTGCAAAATTTCGTGGTTATTATTTGTATTTTTGCGATAGTTATTGTAGCACTGATTTTATTTTTATCATGAGTTGCGTATAGGTAATAACATAAAAATATCCAATGATTACAATTAACCCCACTATTATTGTAAATTATGAAAAATATTCGCGAAAATTGCGTGGCTTTTTTTCAAAATGAGGAAATCAAACGTGAGATTTTCAATTTTGTGCGTCCAGTTGTGAATATTGTGTATAATGAAATCTATATTTACGTGTGGTTTATTTGTATTTATATTGTATTACTTTTAGTCATTACTTTAGCGAATTTATTTTTACTATTGAAATTAGTTCTTCGTGAAGCTCATTATTATGCACACATAGAATAATTTTGAATATGAGATACTGGTGTATATTATATAAATTCGGTTAACCGTTAAGCTACCGGAAAGGACACATGTGTAAATGGTCGCTCTTTGAGCGACCATCCACTGGTTAGCCCCCTTTGGGGGCTATTAGTCCTTTTTGTAGCTTTAGGCATGCCTTCAAATATTTCATGACCATTTATGGTCATGAAATATTCATAGTAACCCCGAGAAAATCTTACAGATTTTCTGGGGTTATGAAGGTTAACCGACGTTATAGCAATAAACGACGCGATAGACGATAAAAAATGTAATAAATTTGATTACTATAGTAGTGTAATAATCAAATGAATAATAGTCAAATAATTCCTGTATCTCAAAAACAAGAATTTGTCCAGAATATCCAAAAATGGGCATTATTAGATGTCCAACTCAAAAAAATCAATGAAAAAACGAAAGAATATCGGGACTATAAACACAAATTATCAGAAAGTATTTGCACTTATTTACACGAAAATAATCTGCAAAATACCAAGATTGAAATTACAAATGGTGAAATCAAATTATATGATAAAAAAGATTATTCACCGTTAACGTTCACTTATATAGAAGATTGTTTAGCCAAATTGATAACCGATAAATCACAAGTGGATTTTATTATACAATATTTGCGAGATAATCGGGAAGTGACTAGTTCGCCTGAATTGCGACGCACTATGAAAAATAATGCGTAAATATACAATGTAGTTATTTTACACCTATATTGTATACAAACGATGAATTACCGAGATTCGACTTTAAACAAATATTTATATAATTCAAACATAATGGAGGGCGGCGGTGAGGATGGTGATAATAATTTTATTGGCGGATTCCCTATACAAAATCTATTTGGACATAAAAATAATGGCGAAGAAAGCCTATCCAAATTCACAAATTTAATCATTCCTTCAGGATTAGTAATTGAAAAATATGTCGGAGATATGACTCAAAAAGTATATGAAGCGACCGATGGCGGCTGTATTAGTGATAAAATGTTTGATGATTTATTCGGTATGGTTTCTGATATAAAATCAAAACGAAAACGGGGATTTACCAAGAAATCACGCAAAATAATCAAAATCGCAAGTCAATATAGTAAAAAACGTAAGTAAATCCGAATTATTTTTGTATATTATCATAAGCCATCAATATCATCAATTCTTCCATTGATAATTTTTGAAAAGTAAAACAATCATCAAATTTATATTGAATAAACTGATTCATATTATTTTTCACAATAATATGTGTCCCATTTCCCAAGAATTTCACATCCACCACAATACCACCATTCACTAATTTTTCTGGATTAGTTCGGCGAATCCATCGTACATATTTCCCGCGATGTAATTGGTATATTTCATCTATATAACGATAATCCGCTAATTTTTCCAAGATTTTCTTTGTCGGTTCTTTATCCAAATTTAATGTGCGAATTTCTTGACTTATTTCTTGGGAAATATCATGCAATGTTTTATTGTCTAGATGCTCATTTTTATCATTTTCTACTGCACCCAATAATTCATCTATATCAATTTTGGATAATAATTCGGTATCTGCTTTAGCATCTTTTATTAGGGTTTTGATATTCATTTGTATAACATATACGGATTTTTCTATATATTTTATGGTGTATTTATGATAGACGTAGTCGGTTTATACCAGTATTGCTAATAACGTAATTGATGCACCATCAGCTAATGCTCCATTTTCAAAAGTTAATTTTATAGGTAATTCATCTAATGCAGTAATTGATAAAGTTGTAGCAGTTAGCACTTTACACACTTTATTCAAAAATATTAGTGCCTAGTTGAACAATTTGTATATTATCAGAACACAATTCCCCAATCTGCAAAGAGGAATATACATATGCCGATTTAATTTCGTGTTCTTTCTTATTTACATATAAATAACCTCGAACAAGTTTATTTTTGTGGGGGGTTTCTTTTGATATATAGTTTGTTAGAATAATATCTAACTCTGCATTATTCAACTTACCGGTTTTTTTAACAATGGTATAATTTTCATTTGAAAATAATATTGTTGATACACAGGGAAAAAGGTTTTTACTTTTCAAACCATGAAAACATCCAGTAATAGGAGGAACACTTTCTTCGGGGTCCCAGCTTAAAACAATAAAATGGGTAAAACTTTCCATGACTATTGAAATATATGAAGGTCTCTTTAACCTTTATCGGTATTACTTGATATTTTGTTTCTTGACGCTAATTTTTAGGTCCCTATCCGCGTTTCTTAACCGACCATTTACACATGTGTCCTTTCTGGTAGCTTAACGGTTAATTATTCTAATATTCTGTCCATCTTTTTTTATTAAATGAATTTATATTCAACATTGATGCCGCATGGTCCTTCCAATATTTCACTTTAGCATCAATCACTTTAGCCTCTACTGTTGGTGGATATGATGGATTCGTATTTGCACTCATTTGAGCTAATTCAGCGTTAGTTGGCTTTGGTTTTTTCCCATAACAATTTACGCCAAATTGCACATACGGATTTGCGATAACACCGCCATTTATACCCGGTCGTCCACAATCATTTTTATGATTATCCGTTTTCTGTAATGTGTCCCAGGTATTTTTTTGGGTAGGGAATAACGCCATTTGACCGGCAGACCAGCCATAATTACACCACTCTCCGCCATTGTTATACGAATCTTCAACTTGGTCATATGTGGCTAATGATGCATCATATGCAGTGCATATGGCTTGTGCATCATCATATGTATATAAGTTATTAGCAATATTGAACACTTCATTTATTTGCGAATTACCTGATGCATCATGGTGAGTATTGGTAGCAGTAGCGTTGCCCGATGCATCATGGTGAGTATTGGTAGCAGTAATGTTGCCCGATGCATCCGCAGTAGTTGACTCGGGAATATTATTCCACCATTGTATAAGTGAATCGCCAAACAAAATATCAATAATATGTATTCCAAAAACATATTTGAAAAAATCCAAGAATATTTGCATCACCAATAATATCCACAATTTATTTTCAATTATTGCGATGGTCCATGGTCGCGTATCTGCAGTCATGGGGACACCGCATAAATATACTAAAATATAGAATACTATAATACTTATAGCCAACTCTATAATAGTTTGCGGATTATTCCAAAATTCCTTGGTCCATTCTAAACAATATACAAATAAATGGTCCTTATCATATGTAGATAAAGATATAAAATATGAAATCAAGAAAAAAAGGAAAAATCCTATTATAATAATATCAATAGACCGGCTCAACATAATTTGGGCACCTGTAGGATTCTCGCTTTTATTGAAAAAGATACCTAATCCAAAATATAATACAAAATATATTGCTAAAAATACCAAAACAAAACTCATATTTGATTGCGAAAATAAATCATTTAATGCATCCATGAAATTAGCATTTGAATTTTTCACATACGAACTTGGACCATTTGATGTTTTATCCGTGCTTTGATTCATATATTGATGTGTATTTTGATTACTAGACATAATTATAATATATTATAATGGACTATATTTTTTTGCGATAAAACAAACAATACGCCATATTACTAACCACGGTATCTTCTTTTATAATATTAACAGTCGTATCATCGTAATTTATCCATTCATTTGTCGCATTTTTCGCATATGCCGTATAATGTCCGCCTTGAATCCCCCCCATATGATTACATACGCCATACAAATCATATTTATAATGGTCGGCATTGTATCCACTTACATACTTAGACAGGTCCAGATTATTTATAGGAAATTGGATTAATGCCCCATTTTTGTGTGTTCCGCATGGCGAAAAACGTTTCAATGAAATGACCAAAATCTTGGGAAAATTCCAAAAAGCGATTCGCTTTTTGATATCTTCCTTTTGTCCTGTTTTTTCATTTAACCAAGCATTGTCGCCATCTAATACTTCATACTTTGTGTATGAATCTAAGCATTCGTATAATGTCGAACCGGCAATCTCCATATCCAACATGAAATAATTTTCAGGTGTAATACTGTGTATAATTTTACTATCCATAGATGAAATTTCCGATATACAAATACCATAAAATATCTCCATAATTTCGGAATATTCGGTTGAATATATTTTCTGTAACATTGTATAACATTTGGTGGCCATTTGGTCAAGGTCATTTTCCATATTACCTAAAATATGCATATTAATACTACGTGAAATACTATTATGCATACACTCTACCATAAATAATAGGAATTCGGTCATATCATTCTGTGCCCAACCCGTGAAAATATCGCGTTTTTTAGATTTGGCTAATTTGTGAACATGATACACAAACCTATTTGGCGATACCGTTCCATTATTACTCCACATTACCTCTTGCAAATTTGACCATTCAGTCAAAATTGCGGATTCGGGTAATGTTGCCTTTACATTTTTAAGATACTTATTACGTTTTAATAATTCAGTTAATTCATATGTATGGTTTAATACTTGCATACTCGCATTTAAAAAACACGTATTCCCAAGATTTGATAAACCGGTATAACCTTTGTTTTGATATTGAGTTAAATCCATGATTATAATGATATAAAAGTATATTAATATATATAAAAATATCTTTATATTGATGAACAACAATCAATCAACGACAACGACGAATAACCGAAATGAAGCGGTCAGTCAAATTATTGAAAATGCATTATATGATATATTAACGGAATCTATACGTGATATACCAAGGACGAATTCAATACCTCCTAGAACAAATACGGGTGGTGTATATATGACTAATACTGAGATGGGGGAACGAATACGGCTTCCCGATTATAATCCGAATAGACCGTCTGGTCCTACGGTTCAAATACAACCTACATATGGTTCAAATATTACCGCATCTAGTCAACCGCCAAGTTTAACGCCAAGATATCGCCAAAACTTAAATGCTATGCCCGCTAATATGCAAAATCGCCGTATTAATGTATTAAGTTCAATGATTTATGATTATAACAAAAATATATATGAATATCAGCGAAATATGCGTGATATAATTGATACTGTGTATGAGATTCAACCCGTAAATTCATTAATGTATAATATAGTAGCAGATGATGAACCACTACCGAATTCAAATGATAATGTAAGACCTAGCACAAGACCTAGTCCAAGACCTAGCACAAGACCTAGTCCAAGACCTAGTCCAAGACCTAGCACAAGACCTAGCACAATACCTAGCACAATACCTAGCACAATACCTAGCACAATACCTAGCACAATACCTAGCACAATACCTAGCACAAGACCTAGCACAATACATAATACAATACATAATACAATACCTAGCACAATACATAATACAATACATAATACAATACCTAGCACAATAAATAGATATAATCCATATGCGTATTTTGAATATACTATTAGTCCTATAATAAATGATACAATTCGCGCAAATGCCGGTCTTACACCAAGACAAATTGCCCAAAATACTCGCCAGTTAATATATGATAGTAGTATGTCTGTAAATACATGCCCAATTAGTTTGGACGTATTTCAACCAGGTGATGCACTTTTGGAAATTTGCGGTTGTAAACATTTGTTTAAAGAGTCTCATCTGATGACTTGGCTTAATCGCAATTTTCGTTGTCCTGTATGTAGATATGATATTCAAACGCGACGGACTAATATGGATAGCTCAAATAACCGGCCGGCGGATAGCTCAAATAACCGGCCGGGTTCATTAGCCGAATCTGTAAATTATGATTATGCTGAAGACGTTTTGGAAGATGAAGAAGATGAGTTAGAAGAAGATGCGTTAGAAGAAGATGAGTTAGAAGAAGATGCGTTAGAAGAAGATGCGTTAGAAGAAGAATCAAAAGAAGAAGATGTGTTAGAAGAAGAAAAATATGACGACCAGCCAGGTCCAAGAACGACGGTTCCTATACCATTGGAATTTTCAAATACGGATATATATAACAATACTTATAACAATATAAGTAATTTGAATGAGAATAATTCAGATGAGATTATACGAAATTTGTCGCAATTATTTCGCGGTATGATGCAAAATCCACAAAATCCAAATATGGATAATTCTTATTCATTTGAAATTCCAATATATGATATTTCATATAACATTTGATTTATTTTTATCCCACATAGTAACCAAGGTTTGAATTCGGTTTTTCTCATTATAAATTCGTTTCAAAACATCATCAAATAATAGCACTTTAACTTTCGCTGAACAATATTTTTCTTTTTTTTTCATAAAGATTTCTATATTCGGTAGTTCGGCCTCTAATTGTGCGATTTCACGGCGATATGTCTTAATCGTCGTATGTTTATTCATATTTTCCCAGATTTGTTCAAGAGCTAAACCAAATAATTGTTGCAATGGTTTCATCAATTGATTCGTAATATAGAATGTATAATCCAATGGTAATTTGTGTTGGATAATGAATTCGGGTGTCTCAATCTTATCCCCTTGCAATGCATTTTTATTATCATTTATAATATGCACGAATTTCATTCGGTCGCCCGGCTTTGGTTTATTTCCCGGGTCACGCTTGGCGATTCGCTCAGCCAATACTTTATGTGCGATTTGTCCAGGGATTTTATAATATCCACGTAACGCCTTTGTTATAGCCAATTTATCCATCGGGACATTACCCGCGGCTAATTCGTTCAATGAACTTTGCAGAAAATCCAGTGCTTTTTTGATATCGTGTTCTTTCATCAATATATTCAATATACCGCCATACACATCCTTTAAATAATCACATGAATCACGACGTTTCAATGATAGCCCCATATATTTCATTTTGCCTTTATTGGGATTTGTCTCATATAACATACCAACATAACGTTTTTTTGATAATAATATAAACGGCATCATCGTCTTTTCATATGATAATTCCATGGGTGATTTGAGCCATTGCGAACACAGTTTCGCCACATCTTGGGCGATTTCTATAGTCGCCTCTAGAGCTTTTTGGCCGCGAATCTTTTCACCCGTTTGTTTATCCACGAGATTGAACGTGAAGAATACACTGTCTGTATCCCCATACACATACTCGGCCTTGGTCAATACCGGACCCATCGCCTCAGTATTATATTCCATATCGCCATATACTTCCTCAATAATACGTTTCGCATATATAATCATCATACGACCCGTCGCCGTGGTTGATGCGGCAACGTCTTTTTCGTAAAACGTTGAAGTTTTCGCACCACATTGTCCATATAGAGAATTCGCCGTTACTTTATAACCAAGCTGACGCTTATCCAATATATTTTGCATAAAAGGGTCTTTTTCGGTCTTTATCATTTTGCGGGTATCGGAACGGGCTTTCAATAATTCTTCCAGAATAGCGGGCATGATTGATTTTTGGTCATCTGGTAATTGAGCCCAGCGACAAATCTTCTTACCTACTTTTGTTTTCTCCGCTTTGGCCGCTGGTCTTGCCGGATTACGCAACCATTTAAATGTATCAAATTCAATATCAATATATTGGTATCCAGGCAAATTATCGTAGATGAATGCACCTGACCTCGTCTTTTCACCGGTTTCTTTAATCAAGTCGCCTTCCAAATCGTATTCTTTGGTCCATACTTTACTATCGTGCGAATAATTCTGACTAATCATAGATGATGGGTATAGAGACGCATAATCAACACATGCAACTGGATTATCCATATACATCGCACATTTGGGCGGGAGCACAATCGCACCTTCATATCCATCCGAATAAAACGACTTTTCCAAATCGGGCATGAGCGTATTCTTCTCTCGGCATTTTTTCGCCACATAACTAGTCAGTTTTATTCCTTGACCGCGAAATACCAAGAAACTGATAGGCACACTGCAAATACGCGACATCTCCACATATCCAGTTAAAACATCGATTTTCCGCATGAGATGATGGACCAGATTACAATCCTGAATACAATACTTCGCCACGATGGCCCGGTCGGCAGATGACCCGTCGGTTAAACGGAAAATGTCTTGCGGCGTCACGTCGTCTTTCGCCATACCCCACTTTATATATTTCGTGAAATCAATGGCTTCATGACCCCGGATGCAAATCACATTATATGTGCTAGTTTGCTCTTTCCCTTTTACGATTTCATAACTGGGTTTATTGTGAATAATGTCGCAAACGGGGAATTTATGACCGTTTTTGTAATAATCCGATGTAAAACTGGAAAGTTCTATATGAATGAAATCGCCGATATGAAGTCCCGTAATATTCCCTGTATAAAGTTCGGTAATATCTTCGCCGGCGGCATTCGTCGTATGTTCCATTTTCTTCACATCGTCGCTGATATATTGGGCGGCGACATCGTCCAATTTATACGACGGCAAATTGAAATCTCGGCGGAAATAATTATACATGTCTATTTGGACACGGCCAGTCATTTTAATAAACCGCAAATCGTATTCGCCTGTAGCTAATACAATCTTGTTATTTTCAATCGCAAACCCGCCGCCATCCTTTAATTCTTTCGCACAAACTTCGTCGATTTTCCGCGATAATTTCAAAAACATTTTTTCGCATTTATTTTCTTGGGCTCGGCGAAACATGAACTCGTAATCAAACCCGAATATATTATATCCAATAATGATATCGGGATTCTCCTGTTGAATAACGTTGGCCCATCCTAATAATAGTGCGGTTTCACTGCTGACTGATTCTATATCTATTCCGGGAATAGGGTCGCACGAGTTTAATACAATACAATGATTACGGTAAGGTTCGGCTTCGCCATATCGCATAAATGTCGACCCAATAAACGTCACTTTATCACCTTCTAATCTTGGGAAAAGTCGGGTCAAAACTTCGTCAATAATACATACCTTTTCATCGTGTTTATATTTATCAGATATGAGCACGTCCATTATTGTCGCACTTTTGTCGACTTTGACTGCCTTTGTCGTTTTTTTATAAAAGGCGGCAGTAGTTTCATCGGCTTCTTCTCCCGAATCTGCCCCGAGTATATGGTCTGTATTGGTATTGGAACTAAGACCCGGACTAACTCCTTCACCATCCCCTTCATCATCAGACCCATCTCCCCCGCCACCACCCGAACCATCTGCATTGTCGTCTTTTATTTTATTGAAAATAGATGCGATACTAACTATATGCGAATTATCTTCTGCCGAATTCGCCAATTTCGCCTTTTCTAGTGATTCAGTTAACAGAATTTTGATGGTGCCTAGTAATTCGACCTTGGTAGGCATTCGTTTAGGATATACCAAATCAATATCGTCAAATTTGGCGTATTTTTGATTGAATGCAGATAAGATGATTTTCTCAAGCAATAATTTCCCCCGATTTTCATCGGCGGCACAACCAGCCGTCATTTGTTTGCGAAAAGTATCCACCATATTAGATGCTAACCGTTTGTATGATTTAACGGGAATCGGAAAATCACCATGACTACTGCTTGCCTCAATATCAAAACTACATATTTTATAGGGAACTTGTGTTTCCTTTTTTGGTTGGGATTTCAAATGTATAATATTACATGCATATTCAAATGTGCATGTAGTCGTTTTTTCCGATTCTTGGATTTCAGTCACACGTTGAGTGGGTATGAATACCCATCCCGATGGACTGATATTATTTATATGGAAATATCGCAAGAGTGGGGGAATATTGCTCTCGTATAGGTCAAGCGTGATATTTTGCGATTTTACGGGTATTAATTTTCGGACAGATTCGCCAGTAATTTCATTCTCCACATATTTATACCATAATCCTTTGACTTTATTCATCGTTGCCGTATTTTGAAAGGCGAGTTTGACGAATTTGTGTTTTTTTCCGCCGGAGAAGCCATACAATTTATTATATTCTACTATTTCGGCGGAAACGAGCGATGCTTTTTGAAAGGTGCCTATCTTGATACGTAATTCATATAATAATTTGGTTGCGTGTTCTTGGGTCCACCCATCGCCGACCTTGACGTAGAAGAATGGCTGATAATCTTGTATAAAGACACTGAAGGTTTCACCGGCCTCATTTATACCGAATACTTGGATAATAAATCGTGCCTCGTCTATATGCGACCGCTTTTTGGGGGGTGCATCGGCTTCTGAACCGGATGAAGCCGATTCGTCGTCGTTCGGTTTTTCATCATATATTTGGAAATCTATTAGCCGGAATGATTTCCCCGGGACTGACCGGTTGATTTTTATAATAGTTTTTTTTGCGGCGTCGGCTATCGGATTCATTCTGATTTAACTTGATATTTTGATTCTAACTGGTTTACATATATTTTATTTTATCAAGGGTGAGAGTTCAATTTTACGATATATTACGAATAAATATATAATATATCGTAAAATTGAAAAGCTTTTGTAATAATAAAATAATTGTATTATTACAAACATGACGGATTTATTACTAGTAACCGATACTCAGTCTGAGCCCATAAATGACCTTGATTTATTTTGGGCAACTATGCCCCAATCTAAAAAACTTTCTCAACGCGAACTCTATATATCTAAACAGTCACCCGAAAGAATTGTAAAATTTATTGATAAAAATAACGGCAAAGGAATCGCCGCCGAAAAGTTAGCTAGATGCAGATTTACATCATTAGGCGAACGCAAAAAAGGAAAAGAACAAACGGGATATGACCATATAATAAATGTAAATAGTCAAATAATGTATATTGAGCAAAAAACATCGGGACATTGGTCAGAACATGACTACCGGTGGCAGCATGTAGAATTGGGACATAAATGGGATTTCTTACTATTGTGCGGAATTGATTTTCATGAAGTCAAATTTTGGGGAATGACTCGGGCAATGGTTGAACATCTAATCATTGAAAATAAAATTACAAATCAAGGAAATAAAAAAAAAGATAGTTCGGAAGGTGTTTGGTTCAATTACATGGAAGTTCGCGATTACTTAGTTGAGATTACTACTAATGCAGACATGGTTCAGTTTGCTTCGTCCTCATCAGCTACTGCTATTTCAGAAGCAGCAGTATCAGCCATTTCAGTATAAACAGTTGTATCATTTGTTTCTATATTAGCTAATCGTTCATTCGCAATTACAATATATTCATTATTTATTTCAAATCCAATAAAATTTACATTATTATTTTTTGCTGAAACACATTCTGACCCGGAACCTACAAATGGAACGACTACTAATGTTGGTGAATTCTTATTTAATGCCGCCTTAATTAATGTATCGCATACATTCAATGGCTTTTGTGTTGGGTGATTAACCCGTTCTTTTTTCCCTGCACCTCCGGCTAACGCAGGTGATTTAATTACATCTCTAGGCAATGCACCCCCTTTATGTGCAGTATATATCGTTTCTTTATCACCATTGCTAAAACGACCTTTTGTAGATTTTCTTACTTTCCCGGCAGCATTTTTCAAAAATGTATCTGTATATGGTTCTCTCACATCATCACGATTAAATACGGGTTTATTTTTATAACAACATAAAATACTTTCATGTGTTCGTTGCCAAAAGTTAAGTGATGGCGTTACTTTATTTGTATAATGCCATATTAACCATCTTACATTACAATAAATACGGGTTCTTATAAATGCGAGAATTTCACTGAATCCATATATGTATAATGTGCCTTGCGGTTTTAATATTCGCAAACATTCAGTTATCCAACTATCACACCATATCAAATATTCATCCATCTTTTGTTTATCACTATTGTTACCGAAGTCCTTTCCAATATTATAAGGCGGGTCACAAATAACAATATCTACACTTTCACTCTTTATTTTTCGCATACCTAATATACAATCTTCATTGTATATTTTATTGAATTCCAATTCTTCCGTTAAAACCACCGTATTTTCTAATTGTGATGATTCTACATGCGATGATTGAGCCATTTTGTCTAAGGAATATGTATAATTGATTTTAGATAGTTTATGTAAATATATAGTTGTTTATTTACATATTCAATTTTCTATACTACTTGAAATAAGCAAACCGATTAACCGAAGTAAAGCGGTAAGCACAACTATAGATTTTACACTTTTGAACTATATTTATTTTCGCATAATATTGTATAGTATACTATACTATGGCTTCTATCACGACAAAAATAAATATTGGTAAATATTTATTTCAAATTATTGATAAAGATGTATAAATTGAATAAAAAATTGATTTGTTTTTATTCAATAATAAATATACTACAATACTTAAACTATAATCAAGAATGAACGGAATTGAACTCATCAAAAACGAATATCAAAGCATCAACAAAACCAAAGTATCCAAAATGAAATGCTCTAGCTGTAAGCAAGAAGGACACAACAAGCGTTCATGTAAGAAGATGACTACGCCAGTTTCAGCACCAAAACTTAACGCTGAAACTGATATAAATGTAATCCCGCAAGTAAAAGTAGAGTCTTATGATTATTCATCAATACCATCAATACTTCAAAAAGCATTAGATTCTAATATAGTTGATACTACTCGTTTAATGGAAAAATGTGGAGATATATGTATCAAAGACCATCTTGATATATTATCAAAGACTATTTCAACATCTTGGGCACCATGTAAGGCAACTATTGTTTCTGTAATTGCAAAGATAGTGCATCCTGATTATGATACTCGTCTTCATCAAGCCAAAATGGAAGGAGGGCGTAGTTTAAGAACAATAGATGGAAATTATGTATCTAATTACCTATATAAAATTGGAGTATATGATACATCCACCGCGTTTGCTCTTACACGCTCATTTGAAAAACCAGAACCATTCAATAAAGAATATTCAGGGATGATTTCTCCACCAAAGAGTAAAATATCATTTCTAAATATTGTAGAATTAATAAATACAAAAATAGATACACATCTTAACAATGATATACTTGTATATTTGTTGTCCTTTCTAAAAAACAGAAAGGAAAAAACAACAACATTGAAGAATTCTATTGTTATCTCTTCAAAAGATATGAATATACTTGATATTTCAAAATCACTTGATGAAATAAATAAACTTGGTAGCGGAGCATCTGTTATTCCTGTAATTATTGTACACACATTACTATCGGTAATTCAACCATATTTGTGGGTAGGAATTTCAATGAAGCCATTAAAAGAACATACCGCACCAGATAATCATAGTAAATCATATGGAGATATTGAAGGTTTAGATATGAGTTCTATATGCAAAATTGCTATTGAAGTCAAACATAAAATTAAAATAGACGACACAATTGTAGCGATATTTGATGAAAAAACAAAGAATGAAGATATTCCTTTGAAATTTATAATTACAACAGCAAAGACAGAAAGAAATATTGTTCAAAGTAATATCTGTATAGACACACTAAATGGATTTGTTATATCACATCTACAACAGACGCTATTTCATGAAAGAAAAATATGTTTGATATTCATTCACGAGTTAAGAACACAGATAGTATCTTATAAAAATATGAGTATTTCTATCAAAGAATCCATCAACGAAATTCTTACATCGCTTCTTGTTTCACCATCTCTTTAACAATCTCTTCAATAACACGAACACAAACGCTATTTCCGATTTGCTTATATGCAACCCCCTTATTTGTATTTTTTATAAATGTTGAAGGATAATCCATTAATTTATAACATTCGTTTAAAGTTAGCCGTCTTACTCTTTTGGTTGATTCTTCATAAATATGATATCTACCCGAAGTCTCAGAAGCAGCCAACGTAGGATGTGTTCCGTCACTACTATAAATCCTCATCAATTGTTTATGAACTCTTGATAAATGCTCTGTGTTTTCTTTTGCTCCGACCTTTCTTAGATTCCCTTTTAGGTAACCACAGAACTTCAATCCACTTTTAGATTGTTTTTTAATTTGAGTGGGTTTCAGCATTGTATATTTAGATGTATCAATATAATAGTCTTCTGAGACATCTGTATCTAGAATATCAGATAACTTACAAGTAGATGTCCGTTGAGATAACGTTTTAAAATCAAATTCATTTTCTGATGCTGTTGCAATAATATATACTCTTTCTCTGTTTTGAGGAATTCCAAATTGATGAGGACTTAGTAATTGATATGAAACTTTATACCCGCGCGTTTTCAAAGAATTCAATAATGTTTGTAAAACAGCACCTTTATTTATCTTTGTTAAATTTGATACATTTTCTAATAGAATACATTTAGGTTTATGAATATCAATAATTTTTAGAATATCAAAGAATAATGTCCCGCGTGGGTCGTCAAACGCTTTCTTATCTTTCCATTGTGCAATACTGAACGCCTGACAAGGAAACCCTCCGCAAATGAGGTTAAATGTAGGAATTGAATTAATATCAATCTTTTTAATATCGCCCAGTGGTTTTAGTTTATGGTTTGTTTCATATGTATTTCTTGCGTTTTCATCAATATCAGATGCTAATACACACGACGATGTAGGAATAATAGTTGTTAGTGCTTGATGAAATCCACCAATACCACAGAATAAATCAATATATTTTATATTTGTAATATCTGTGGGTGGAACAATATCTATAATACTTGTATTAACAATTGCGTTTTGCGGAGTAATCTCTGCTGGTGGTTTATTTACAATAAGTTGAATAATCTCATCTTTCTTCTTTCCGCTATATCCTTTGATATTCTTGGCTTTACAAAGCGAAATAAGTTCTTTGCGATTTTTCTTTAAAAAATCCATTTGTTCTGTCATGTTAATTGTAATATTACTTTCAGTATTATTTAGATTCAATTTTATATTCAATTCAATCAATTTTTCATCTAATGCTTTATCTATTAACGCCTTGATTTTGTCTGTTTGAATTTCGCAAGGATTTTTACGACTAATGTGTTTGTCGTAGTGTGATTTTTGAGAAAAGATTTTCGCACATTTTTCGCAACTATATTTACCCATTTTAGTTATATAGTATATAAATATTTTATTTCTATATTGTTTTAACTAAAAATACCCAAAAGTGTTTTTCCTAAATAATACCGATTAATAAAATTCTATTTATTTGAATAAAAATTATGTAATAAATAGAATAAATTTAGTTGCATTTTGTGCCGTTTTAAATGTGCGAGAGTGTATATGTGAATGAAAGTCCTGATAAAATAGCCGACAAATTCTTCTGTGTTTTGCTTCGTTTTCTATGTTGACGTTTTCGGTTTGTTCGTTTTCTACCACCACTAGATGAAGCACCAAAAAAACTACGCCAAGAATTGGGATTTTCTTTTACTGATGGTTTTACTACAGCAGCAGCGGCACCGTTAATGGTTTCTTCTTTGGCTACACCACTAAACCATGCAGTCATGTCTGTCGCATTTCGTCCACCATTATAATACTCTAATTGTCCGCCGCTAATTTTGAAAAGAGTGGGATATCCGCCTTGTAATGCGAGCTTTTTATCTGAATTAAGTAAAAATCGTTTATTTATACTATCCACACTATCTTTTTCATTAGTTTGTTCAATTTCGGAAAATTCTACATGAAATTCCTTACCTAAAGCCTTTTTAACCGCACTTTTCATCTTGGCCCATTCGGGTTTTAATGATTTGCAATGCCCGCACCAATTTGCATATATTTTACCGACTACAATAGTAGGTCCGTTATTAGATTCTACCATATTATATATTATATTATATATCTATATAATATTATACCGTAAAATGAATGAAAAATATAGAATTTTATTACATATATTTTTATTAATCGCATTTTTAGCAGGAATATATGTTATACTAACGAATGGCTTAGTAAAAGGAACGGTAAAAGGAACGGTAAAAGGAACGGTAAAAGAAGGTATTGATAATCAAGATAGTAATCAGGCAAAATGCCCCAATTTATTAATAAAACAAGGCAACACGTTGTTTTTATATGATACAACTGCACCCATTGTTGACGGCCAAAATCCCATACCATTTTATAATTTAGATGAATATATCAACTATTTAGAAGTTCAACGCCATAAAGGTATTCATTGTCCAGTATTATATATGCAAGAAGAAAATGATGTGCAAGGAAATACCGTATATCGTATGCAACCGAGTCCATTCTATGTAGAAGGCGGCTTACCTGCTCTTCCTATGCAAACCCATGATAATAGTATAGTGCAAGCATCGGTTGATGCTTCCCGAGAAAACCCGCCATATAACGCAAATAATTATGCGAGTTTTGACCCCCACGGCCAAGATATCGGCATAAATACGGATATTGATTTAATACACAAAGCTACCATGATTGAAAACGGAGGTATTAGCGACAATCCTATGGATTCTAATTGGGGAGGAGTAGATGTGACGCAACAATCGTTGAATTCAGGCAAATTCGTAGGAAATGAAGTCGTTAAACCGATTTACCCAAATGTTATACGACAATAATAAGTGTTTATGTAAAAAATATAAAATCGGTTCATATTATGTATACTATAATATGAACAAATTGTTTGTTCGGTTTTCTCACCACTATAGTGAATCCTTATTTCCATATTTCCCAAGAATCGTGATAAATAAATGTGTCGGGAAAATGATAGTAAATAACGTAAATAATTGTGATATACTGTGCTATACCGCATGTAATCCGTATATATTGAATAATCCCCCCACTTTTTATCAACCTAGCAAAGAAATTCTAGATTCGCCGTATTTTACACATCTATATAAAAATCATAAACATGTTTATGCTACACTGGAATTGTATTTGATTCAATCGCCAAAATAGGATTAGTATTCGCCGGCCTAATCAAAAATTTGTGAATGCTTTCTGCAGCTGTTTTATTGATTTTCCTAACTTTCCCATTACTTTCATAAGTAACATCTTTCAAACAATCGGGATTTTTCTCCATTTCTACCAAGAATTGAGAAAATGACGAATAATTTCGCATAATGGCTATAGCAGTTACTGAACTTATTCCCGGTATTTGACTTAACATTATTTCACCTACATTTTGAGGTGTAATATTGTCCTTTTTCACTTTCTTTACCACATTACAATAATTTTGTATAACAGGTTCATTTGTTGTATTTTCTTGACTTATTTCTATAGACGAATCAATAAGATTCTGCCCAAGATTCGTCCGTTTAACATAATACGGTTTTTTACCTTTCATACAATCGCGGTCAATCTTATCGGCCATCCATACAATCATTTCGGCAGTTTCTTGGATAGAGGCCGTCCGATAAACACTAAATCCTTTGAAAAAACTCAGCGATGTTATCGCCGAATAAACTATGCGTTTTTCCAAGAAACTTCGCAATTGACTCGTCATACCTTCAATAATATATATAATATTATGTGCATGCAATCCCGTTGCATGACTTAGCCGGTGTGATTGTTCTTCATACCGTCCATCCTTAATACTACTTAATAAATCAGATAGGGATTTGCGTTCTATAATACAAACTTCATTGTCTTCATCCGTATGAATCAAAATATCACCTAAAGGAATAACCCGTTTTATAATTTGCACTGTGGTAGAATGACCTTCAGTTTGCACAATAGAACAACATTTATCATATAAAGTGGTTTCACGTTCATCAATAATCAGTTTCATTTATGATATTGTCCAAGATTTTTGCCCAAGATTTTATTATAATGTTTACACTAGTAAACATTATATTGTTTTATCTAATAATAATAATAAATATTTAGTACATTTTACCCAGGTTTACCGGAGAACCGACCGGTTTGTTCTGGTTAGCCGCATATTTAAAACGATTCTTTTTCATATTTTGGAGATTCAACATACCATTTCCTCTATGAGTATACGCAGCAAAAATCCATGCATTAATCCCTACACGGGTAGGAATTCCGGCTTTCTTTGACCCCCCACCTTGATTCTGGTCAGTAGTAGCATTACTCCCCATACGATTATGTCCAGATGAAGAAAACATAGGCATTTTATATGATATATTATACCCAAATATTTTATTTATTATAAAAACAATATAAACATTTCGTAATATAATAATATAAATCCATTCATTTTATTTAGTGAATAAAATGAACGCTCCGCCCAAAAATCAGAATCCGACTTTATCCCAATATGGCGACGATGATATTCGCATAGAGAAGAATCAATTTGGTATAGATACTTATATTTTTGACCCTTATAATCCCCTAAATAAACCGGCAGGTCAAGATGAAATTGAACGATTTTTATGTTCCTATGGTATTAATGTCCCCATCAATAATTTCGCATTATTTAAACGGGCATTTGTGCATCGGTCATATATTAAACGTCCCAATTTGGAGAATGAAAAAAACAATATTATTATTGTTCCTAAACCGGACGATTGTCTTCCATTATATACAAAATCAAATGAAAGATTGGAATTTGTTGGTGATGGAGTATTAGAATGTATTACTAAATACTATTTGTATCGCCGATTTCCAAAAGAAAATGAGGGATTTATGACTGAAAAGAAAATCGCATTAGTAAAAAATGAGGCGATTGGGAAAATCGCCATGGAAATGGGTCTTCATCGGTGGGTTATTTTGTCTAAACATGCCGAGTTGAAACAAACGCGAACGAATTTGAAGAAATTGGGATGTTTGTTTGAATCTTTTTTGGGGGCATTGTTCCTAGATACGAATAAAATCGCAGTGAATGATGAAGACGGATGGTTTGAAAAAGTGTTTTCTACCGGTCCAGGATTCCAAATGGCCCAGATTTTCGTGGAAAATGTATTTGAAAAACACGTCAATTGGATTGAACTGATTCGCAATGATGATAATTATAAGAACATTTTGCAAGTGCGAATCCAAAAAGAATTCAAAGTAACGCCCGATTATATGGAAGTCGAGACCCATAATCAGGATTCAGGCTATCATATGGGGGTTTATTTATGTTTAGGTCAACCCATACATGTAGTATCTATGGCGAATGCGATACCACTTTCCCGGTTCAATTCTTTTCATGAGATACACGAATATATGTCTAATCATGGAAAAATATTCGTATTTTTGGGGGAAGGAATCCATAAAATCAAAAAGAAGGCGGAACAAATAGCTTGCGATACTGCGATACAAAATATGTTAAATTATTAACCGTTAACCTTCATAATACCAGCGATTCCTTGCGGAATCGCGATGGTATTACTTGTTTACGTGAGAGACCATACATGGTCTCTCACGTAAATGAAGGCATGCCTAAAGCTACAAGAAAGGACACATGTGTCCTTTCTGGTAGCTTAACGGTTAATGTTTATTTCTTTGGCTACGTTTTGAAGTTTTTCGGTTACGCTTGTTTCTTCTGGTGCGTTTTCCACCACCAGCGTTATCGGTTAACGCCAATAAGCCAGCTACAGCTACTTGTGATGCAGTACGCGCCAATCCAGGTGGTGCACCAACAGCAACAGCAACACCATCTGCTATATCTGCTATATCTGGTACTAATGGTTCTAACATTGGTCCCAACGCAATTAGTGCTACTTTTACTGTTAAAAGTCCGCCGGCTATCCACTGTATCCATTTTAGTTTGTAGGCTTGGCTTTCTAAAGTCTTACTTTGGTCGTATGCGGTTTGGTCTAGGTCACTAATTACATCATTTAACTTAAATACCTCTGCATTTAACCCATCTACCTCTTTTTTTAAATCCCCTGCGTGCTCTTCTGCTGCAGCTAATACAACACGCCCCTCAGCCCGATCACGATCAAATTTATTATTTAATGCAGTTACATTTTTAGCGAATTCTACATTTAATTTAGTTATATTTTGAGCAAATTCTTTCACGCGAACCTTTAATTCCTCATGTTGATGTACGAAATAATAGTCTTCAAGTGAATCTTGTATTTGTAATGAACATGATGCCCAGACAGAAAGCTCGTTACCTTTCATTTGTGCTGAATCCAATTTACCGCATGTTTCAATAATAATATCGGCTGCTTTAGCGGGTATTGCACTTGCACTATTTAAAACTAAAACCAACCCGATAAAGACGCTTACTAATATATTAAATATATTATTTTTCGCAACTTGCTTCTTTGACTTACTTTTCTTTGACTTTGACCCCTCCCCCCCTCGGTGCGAAGTAAATAATATATATAAAGTAGCTAAGGTTTTTTCTTCAGTTGGTGTTAATTCTACTAATTTTTTAAATACGGAAATACCTTGTTCTATATTTTCAACGGAAATATCTTGTTCTATTTTTTTAGCGTTTAGTTTAACACGACTAATATTATTTTGAGTTGGTAAATGTCTTCTATGAGTTGGTAAAAGTCTTCTATGAGTTGTTAAAAGTCTTCCAAGCATTATATACAATAACTATATATTTTTTTACAAATCTAGTTATTTTTATACCATTATAATATATTATTATCATATCGCTAAATAATGGAAATTTCAAATAATTTAGACCAATTGAAAATGAAACGGCTACCAAATAAAAAAATAAGAGATGGAGTAAAATTAAATATTGCTAAATATGAAAATAAAAATGTTGAAGTTGAAGAAGGATATATTGAAATACTTAAATCGGATGTTCACATGGTTCGTATTAGTGATATGCGAGATAAACGCAAAGTTGACCGTGCATTAATTTTGGACCGAATTTTTCGCAAGAAAATGGCTAAATTGCCTACACCCCCGGGCCTGGAAGAAAAGAAAGGAAAAGAAGAACTTTCAAGTATAACGGGCGACAATAACGACTTTAATGAAGAATCGTTATTCCGGGTCCGAGTCAAAAGTTTGCAACCAGCGATTACATTTGAACCCGCGAAGAAAGAAGACAAAATAGAAGAAGGTCCCGTTATTGGCTTAGATAACCCCGTTATTGGCTTAGATAACCCCGTTATTGGCGAAACCCGTATAATTATAAAAAAGAAAGGTAAAAAGATTGAGCTAAAGGAAGCAGAAGTAGCTAAAGAAGTAGCTAAAGAAAAAGAACCCGCTAAAAAAGCCACTAAAAAAATACATGTAGTCAGGCCTGAATTAGTTGATTTAATGTCCGCCAAAATCGGACATAAATTAGTGATTAACCGATTACCCAAAGACCGAGAACGTATCATATCCAAAGCATCCAGTTTTTACATGAATAATCGCAAATTATATATAACCAAATTAGCCGACCTTTTCAAAACATATCGTAAAACTCTAGCCGAAAATGAAGACGCGATTTCATGCAAAACCCAATCTAAAGACAAAAACTTTGAATTATTGATTCATCAGAAAATCGTCCGTGATTACTTAAATCTTTATACACCTTATCGCGGTCTATTACTTTTCCATGGTCTTGGTTCAGGAAAAACGTGCACATCCATTGCTTTAGCAGAAGGTATGAAATCGCATCGTCGGGTCTTTGTCTTGACCCCCGCATCTCTTAAAATGAACTTTTTCAGTGAATTGAAAAAATGCGGCGATGCTCTATATAAAAAGAATCAATTCTGGGAATTCATTTCTATTGAAGGTAAACCCGATTATGTAGCCACATTATCTGGGGCTTTACAATTACCTGCCGATTATATAAAGTCAAATAAAGGTGCATGGTTAGTAGATGTATCAAAAAAAGCGAATTTCACTGAATTAGCCGCAGATAAACAGGTTGAAATTGACGAACAATTGAATCAAATGATTCGGACCAAATATACCGATATTAATTACAATGGGATGAACAATGCGAAAATGCAAATGTTGACTGGAGATTATACACGTAATCCGTTTGATAATTCGGTAGTGATTATTGACGAAGCCCATAATTTCGTGAGTCGTATAGTAAATAAATTGCCGAAAACTGCGGCAGGTCAAGCCAAGAAAGATGCGGCATCCAAGAAAACGATTTCATACATGTTATATGATTACTTGATGAGTGCGACGAATGCACGCGTCGTATTATTAACGGGAACGCCCATTATTAATTACCCGAATGAAATCGGTATATTATTTAATATATTACGTGGATATATCAAAACATGGACATTCCCGGTTCGCATAGTCACGAGCCAAACAGTTAATCGTGACCGAATATTGGAAATGTTCGCCGATGAAAACTTTAATACCTATGATTATGTGGAATATAGCGGCAATAAATTGACTATTACGCGAAATCCATTTGGATTTATTAATGATAGAAAACGTGATAAAGTAGTTAGGCGCGGAGGGAAATCTTCCAATAATTATACCAAGAATAATAACAAGAATAAACAGAATAAAACCAAGAAACTGTTGAAAAAACTAAACAAAGTAGAAAAACAATCAACCGAAGCATACGAGTTAAAAGACGGAGTCATTAAAATATTTGATATAAACGAAATGGATATAGAGCCGGATGCTAGTGAGTATGCTCACTATAAAAAGGCTTATATGGGCGAAGATGAGCCTCACCAAGGTGGCCACCTTGGTGGTGTCGGCACAGAAGTATTTGACGGATATAATGGAATATATTTAGACGAAACTGGTAATATGCCCGAACATACATTTGTATCATCAATTATACGAATCTTGGGAAAGAATGGTATTGAAGTTGTAGAAAGCGGGATAGAAGTGGTAAATAATAAATGTTTGCCCGACGATTCGGAAACCTTTTTGGATATGTTTATTGAACTTGGTGTAGCCAAAATGAAGAATGAAAATGTGTTTAAACGCCGAATCTTGGGACTTACATCTTATTTTAGAAGTGCCCAAGAGAAATTACTACCACAATACATTTTGAATGAACAAGGCGGGATTTTCCATATAGTTCGTTCGGAAATGAGCGATTACCAATTTGGGATATATGAGAAAATACGTAAAGAAGAAGAAGAGCATGAAACAAGTAATCGCAAAAAACAGCGAAAACAGGAAAATAAAGGTAATGAATTGTTTGAAGTTGCATCAACATATCGTATTTTTTCGCGGGCTTGTTGCAATTTCGCATTCCCCGACCCACCTGGTCGACCTTTCCCTGACCGAGCATCAAAAGCAAATGAAGAAGTTAGTGAAAATGATTTTGATGCAGTTTCGTTAGCACAACGCAAACAAACCGATGATTATATAGATGAAGATAATGCAGAAGAAGAAGGCGAACCCGCCGCCGATTATCAAACACGCATAGTAAAAGCCATGAAATTTTTGGAATATAATCCGGAAACGCCCAGAGAAACCGAATATTTGACGCCCCAATCATTGGAATTATATAGTCCCAAATTCTTGAGTTTATTAGAAAACGTCCAAGATGAAGCGAATCGCGGCCTTCATTTGATATATAGTCAATTTCGCACAATTGAAGGTATCGGTATTTTGCGATTGATTTTAGAAGCAAATGGATTCGCCGAATTCAAAATCCGGAAAAATGCAGGGGCTGATTCTTGGGATATTGTGGAAAAAGAAGGTAGTGCAGATAAACCCCGATTTGTTCTATATACAGGCACTGAAACGGCCGAAGAAAAGGAGATGATTCGTAATATATATAATAGCGATTGGGAATACGTTCCGGCATCCATTACCGCAGTATTGAAAGAAAAGGCGGCGAATAATATGTATGGCGAAATAATTAAATTACTTATGATTACGTCGTCGGGTGCCGAAGGCATTAATTTGAAGAATACACGATTTGTGCATATAGTAGAACCTTACTGGCACATGGTCCGCATTGAACAGGTCATCGGCCGAGCCCGACGTATTTGTTCGCACGAAGATTTACCCGAAGAATTGCGTAATATCAAGGTGTTTTTATATTTGACTGTATTGAATGAGCAGCAAAAAACGGACGAAAAACATATAGAATTGCGTATTCGCGATGTGAGTAAACTGGACGGGAAAACGCCGGTAACGACAGACGAAACTTTGTTTGAATCGGCGACAATCAAAGATGGTATTAATCGCCAAATATTAACTGCGATAAAAGAGACGGCTATTGATTGTAGTTTGTATTCCGCCGGAAATAAAACGGAGAGTTTAGTATGTTATGGATATGGAAAAATCGAGTCAAACCAATTTGGGTCGTATCCTACAATTGGCCAAGATATGAATGAACGTGACGAAATAAATGAACGTAAGAAAAAGGTAAAATTAAGTAATATTACTATAAATAAAATTAAATATGCATGGAATGAAGATACAAACGAATTATTTGATTATGAAAGCATGAAACGGGCGAAAATAACTGGGGAAGATTTGATTTATATTGGGAGATTAGTCAAAGAAAGTGCACGCAAGTTTTTAATTGATACTGATATACCGAGAACATAATTTTTAATTTCGCATAAAATCCTGCTCGAAGTCGCCATATGGATTAGCCG